GATAGCCGCCTTGAGGCTTGCAGGCCAACGTTCATCAGCACTAACAAGTCGCGCAAAAACCTTGAGGCAAGTTTTGATGAGCGAATCGCCAGCAGGCTCGGTTTGTTCAAGTGGATTGGCATTGGCGGGGAGGACAAGAGGAAATGAATCAGGAGGAAGTCTTGATGCAGGGATATGATCTTGAAATAACGGTGCTGGGCGACCCCAAAGCACAAGGCAGGCCCAGAGCAGCAAAGCGAGGCAAATTCATTCAGGTTTACGATGACCCCAACTCGCGCAAGGCAAAAGACAATCTGCTTGCGGTCATTCAGAGCAAAGCCCCGGCTAAGCCGTTTGATTGTCCCCTGCAAGTTGATTTGGGCTTTTATATGCCCCGGCCAAAGGGACATTACGGCACTGGGAAAAACGCCAACAGACTCAAACCAACGGCTCCGCTGCTGCATACTTCAAAGCCCGACATTGACAACCTTCGCAAACTGGTGATGGACGCTATGACCGGTGTTTTCTGGCGTGATGACGCACTGGTCTGCAAAGGGACAACAGTCAAAGAGTACTCGGACAGGCCGAGGACTGAAATACGTGTTAAAAAGCTGTAGAAAGGAGGCACAATGACCCTTGAACAGTTAATCACCAAACTCGACGCCGTTACCGAATGGCAGAAAAGAGCGTACCGGCAGTACCGGTGGATCAAGTGGGAATACCGGATAATGATTGTGTTGTTGTTTTTGAACTGTGTTTTGAACTTGGTTGTTTTTTTGAAGATGAAAGGGGTGCTGTAGGAGTGGCGATACATGAAACACAAGCAAGTAACAATCAGCGACCGAACCTCTCTGGAAGTCGGCCAAGCCTTCATCGACGAAAGAAACATTTTGGCGGAGGGGGAGAGATGAAAAGTGAACTAAAATCCGCCGGAATGGTCAGGACTATTGCCGCATTGCAGGAGGAACGGGATGCTTTGCAAGTTGAGAATGAACGGCTGAAAGAAACCATTCGAGAACAGGGCGAGCAGGTACAGCATCTCGCGGATAATCTCAAAACCGCCAGAGATGAGAATGAACGGCTGAAAGCGGAAATAAGCGGAGGAAAATTTGAAGTACCGAGCGGAAATCAGATAACGACCTGTAATGTCCGCAGGTTTGGGCGGGTACGGATGCCCGCCCGCCTGCGGACTATTCACATTCTGAAAAGAAAGGACAACCGACAATGCAAGCTGTGATGGAATTTATTAAAGGAAAAAGGACGTACATCGTTGCCATTGTGATGCTGATTCTCGGAGCGTTGCAGGGCCTCGACATCTTCATCATGCCGGAATGGGGCTGGGGCATCCTCGGAGCCGTGGGCCTGGGGGCGTTGCGAGCCGGTGTCAACACGATAGCGAAGAAGGTAGAAGAGCAGGCCAAGGCTAATGGAAACGGCTAAGCTGCTGGCGGCGGCGGTGGCTGGCTTAGCGGCCATCGCCGTACCTTTAATCAAGTGGTGGCTGGCAAGAAACAGCCAGAAAAGAAAGAAGCAACAGGAGGCGTACCAAAATGCAGCGAAAAAGATTGACACTGATGCTGATACTGGCGACTTGCAGTCTGATATTGATGATCTACTCAATGGGCTGTAGTGGCCCAGGAGTAACGCTCTATCCGTTGGAAGGTGACCACATTATCAACGTGGCCGCCGATGAGGAGTTCACAGCCCCGCGGAACGGTTACTTCCTGAGCGATGAGTACTTCAAAAAAGTTCTCAAGGCACAGGTGAAGGAATTCTGACGGGCGTCATCGTTCCTCGCTAACGTGGAACTGAAAACAATCAAGGCTGTTGGATAAAGGAGAAATAGGCATGGAAACCATACAACCAAACGAATGTCCACTCAAAACGCCAAGCTCACCTCCGAGCGCGACCAGGCTATCCGAGAGCTTGCAAAACTAAGCCGGGAAAACGCCGAAAAGACTTACAACCAAAACCGCAAAAAAACAAAAAAATAATCAGAAAAATGTTGTTTTATGCTTGACAGGTTTGGTATAATAAGAAAAACTTATATTGTTATAAGGTAAACGAATTCTGATAGTCGGAAATCACCCACCCTTATAATAAAGAGTATAATATTAATATGATGAGGGCAGGAAAGGGGCCACGGATGGCGGACGACGCAGCGGAAAGACCGGTTCAGGTGGTGCGGGAGTACCGGGTAACGTACCACGGCAACCAGCTTGCCGCGGCACGGGAGGCCGCTGGAATCAGCCAGATGCTTGCCGCCAAGATGCTTGAAGTGTCTCAACCCTACTATTGCCGGCTCGAACAGCCACGCCTACAAACCCACCGATTCAATCAATCTCAATTCGAATTCCTATCAAGCCTGCTCGGATTATAACCGCCAGTTGTTAGATTTCCCCTCTCTATTTTGTCAGAATAGTAATTGTACGGAGAGGCAATATGACGATTTCGAGACCGCAAGAAATCCTGCTGATGCAGAGAGACCTGGAATTGAAGGTTGAGCAGCGAGATTGCCTGAATGCTGAAATTGTCCGTCTCGAAATGGAAATTGAATTGAGGAAAGCGGAGTCGAGTGGCGAAGCGTACCACGAAAAAGTCAGCTGAGAAAGCGACGGCCAAGAAGAGCGGGAGGGGTCGCCCTACGCTTTTTAAGCAAGCCTACATTCAACAGGCATATGATTATTGTGCTGTTTTTGGCGCCAGCGATAAGCAACTTGCGGAATATTTCAAGGTCACCGAATCCACTCTAAACCTTTGGAAATTGCAACATCCGGAATTTTCGGAGTCCCTAAAGAGGGGCAAAGACGAATTTGATACCCAAAATGTAGAGAAATCTCTATTAAAGCGTGCAATGGGGTACACGTTAGATGGCAAGCATTACCCGGCGGACACCACGGCCTGCATCTTCTGGCTCAAGAACCGTCAACCGGATAAGTGGAGAGACAAGCAGGAGTTAGAGCATTCGGGCGATCTTAAAATCAATATTGTTAATTATGGCGATAGCGATGAGTAAGAGCAGGAAAGAAATAAATCGAGACTGGTACGAAAAGCATGGATTGGAGTATCACCGTGAATATCGTGAAAAAAATAGAGATAAACGCCGCAAATGGAACCGTGATTGGATCAAAAATAATAAAGATAGGTATAATGCATCCAAATATCTCTACCGTGATAGACTTAAATTGGAAGTATTAACACACTATTCCAAAGGAAAGCCAAAGTGTGCGATATGTGGAATGGATGATATTGATTGCCTCGTATTAGATCATATCAATAACGATGGTGCAGACCATAGGAAAGCTATAAGGGTTAGTAGTAGAACAACCAACGGCGTAAGTATGCACGCAGCATTAAAAAGAGAGGGGTTTCCAGAAGGTTTACAGGTTTTGTGTGCTAACTGTAACACAAAGAAACAAATAGAGTTATGCAGAAAAGAACGACTAAAAAATCCAGTTTACAAAGAAAGGGTGGAGTGCGATGTCGACGATACGGCTGCCGCATAATTTTGACCCTCGTCCTTATCAATTGCCTTTTTTACGTGCAATGGACAATGGGTGCAAAAGGGCAGTTAAAGTCTGGCATCGCCGCTGACTGTGCGGGTAAGGACAAAACCGACCTTAATTATATGGTTAAGCGGGCCGTGCAGCAGAGGGGGTATTATCCATACTTCTTCCCTACGACGGCGATGGGGCGCAAGGTGCTTTGGGACGGGATGGACAAGAGCGGTTTTAAATTTATCGACCATATCCCGGGCCCGATCATTGGCGGCAAGAACAACACCGAAATGAAGGTAACGCTGAAGAACGGCTCAATTATCCAGATTATCGGCACGGATAACATTGAAAACGTCGGTGTCAACCCGATTGGCTGCATTTTTTCGGAGTTTTCCCTGCAAAGTCAGCGGGCTTGGGATTTAACCCGCCCCATCTTAGCCGAAAACGGCGGCTGGGCTATATTTAACTTCACCCCTCGCGGCAAAAATCATGCGTATGACCTGCTCAAAATGGCTCAGGCTAATGACAAGTGGTTTGCTGAGGTGCTTACGGTAGATGATACCGGAGCTATCAGCCCGGAAGCGATTCAGGAGGAACGCGATTCCGGCATGAGCGAGGATATGGTTCAGCAGGAGTTCTATTGTTCGTTCGAGCTTGGTCAGGAAGGCAGCTACTACGGCAAGTACATGTCTCAGGCGTTGCTTGATGGGCGTATTTGCGGCGTACCGTTCGATCCTTCTGCTCAGGTTATTACCGCATGGGATATTGGTATCGGCGATTCAACGGCCATCTGGTTCGTTCAGCAGGTGGGCGGGGAAATCCACCTGATTGACTATTACGAGTGCAGCGGCGAGGGACTGGCCCACTATGTGAACCTCCTTGAACAGAAAAGGCAGGAAAACAACTGGATTTACCGGGCCCATTATGCCCCGCACGATATTGAGGCCCGCGAACTCAACACAGGGCTGTCCCGCAAGGACTATGCCCGGCAGTTAGGCATTAACTTCGTTACCCTTCCCCAGCTGCGCATCGAGGATGGAATTGAGGCTGTTCGCGGAATCCTGCCACGCTGCTGGTTTGATGAGCGGAAATGCGAGCGGGGTATCAAGTGCCTCGAAAACTACCGGAAGCGGTATGATGAGAAGCACAACGTTTACAGCAACATTCCTCTGCATGACTGGTCCAGTCATGGGGCCGATGCTTTCCGTTATCTGGCGGTTGCAATTAAACAAGGTTCACAAAACGGCGGCTCGATGACCGCGAATCAGGCTCGTGAGATGTACGAACAGTACGCAAGGCCGGTTGTGATTGGATAATTATGGCAACGGACAACGACACAAAAAAGGATTTTAACGAGGCTTACGGCCAGGCTATTGCGGGTTGGGGCGATTTTCTCAAGGAGGCCAAAACCGACTTCGAGTTCATGACGGGTGACCAGTGGAATTCGCTGGAAAAGCAGTACCTTGCCGCCCAGCGTCGCAATGCCCTCGTTTTCAATCGTATTCGCCGTGTTATCAAGATCATTACGGGGTATCAACGCAAGAACCGCCTGGCTTTCAAAATCGACCCTGTAGGCATGGAAGACGATCGGGCGGCCAGTCAGCTTACCGGCGTTGTCATGGATGTGATGCGAGTTGGCAACGGTTATAACGTTATGAGTGATGCGTTCGAGTGCGGGCCGTGCATTACCGGCCTAAACTTCGTGGAGCCGTACATTGACCGAAACGGCGACATTAAATTCAAGCGGCTTGCCTACAACAAATGCCTGCCGGACCCAACCTTCTCCGAGCGTGATTTGAGCGATTGCAACTACTTCCTGCGTCGGGAGTACGTTACCAAGGATCAGGCCAAGATGCTTGTTCCGGGGAACGACAAAGAGATCGATTCTCTAAATCCCGGCAGGGATGAAAAGTTCAGCCATATCTTTGTTGGCAACAAGCGGTACGGCGATAATCTTCTTGCTTATGATGAGTTTTGGCGCAAAACGACTAAGCGGGTCAAAGTGCTCATTGACCGGGCAACCGGGCAGGAAATGGTATGGACGGGCGGCCAGAAGGCTCTCGATTATATTCTGTCATCATTTCCCCTTCAGGTTACGGCGATTGACCGCTGGGAAGAGAGCGTCGAACTCAATATTCTCGTCCAGGGGGAATTGTTCTATTCCGGTCCTGATCCGTTCGGCTTAGATGAATTCCGGTTTGTACCGCTGCTGGGTTCTTGGTATCCGGAAGTTGAGAGCGATAAGCTGAAATTGCAGGGTATCGTTCGCTCGATCAGAGACCCGCAGTCGGAATTCAACAAGCGAATCAGTCAAGAGATAGACATTATCGAAAGCCAGATTAATACCGGTTATGATGCGATAGAGGGGACCGTAGTTAATCCGGAGTCGCTGTATCAGTCAGGGCAAGGCAAGGTAACGTGGGTTAAGAGCGAAGGCAACCCCGCTGGCCTTGATGCAATCCGCAAAAAGCAGCCGGTAGATATACCGCAAGGGCTATTCATGCTCAATCAGAGCATTGATAAGCTTTTGACGGAGATTCCAGGTATCAATGATGAGCTTTTCGGCACGGAGGAAAAGGATATTGCGGGCGTATTGTCAAAGATGCGGCAGGGGGCGGCATTAACCATCCTGCAAGATTTGTTTGATAATTATCGGCTTAGCAAGAAGTTACTCGGCAAGAAACTGATCAAGCTGATTCAGAAAAACTATCATCCCCAAAAGGTGATGCGAATCCTCAATGAGCAGCCCGTTCCTCAGTTCTATGACCCTGATCTGACCAGATATGACGTGAGCGTGCAAGAAGGGCTGCTCACTGATAGCCAGCGTCAGTTGTACTATGAGGAATTAAAGGCGCTTCAGCAGATGGGTGCTCCGATTCCATTTGCGGCGATTGTTGATGCGGCCCCGATTCAGTTAAAAGAACACCTCAAACGGCATATTCAACAGGCTGAACAAGCCCAAATGCAGGCGGCTCAGGGCGAACAGCAGATGAATCAGCTTACCCAACAGCTGATGCAGTCCCAAATCGCGGAGAATCTTGCACAGGCCCAGGAGCGGAGGGCTGAGATTCAGCAGAACATCGCTACAGCGGCTCTGAATAGGGCAAAAACTGCCGCGGAGATTCAGAAGATGACGCTGGACGGCCTTTCTACTGTCGCAAAAGCGGCGGCGGACTTGGAACAGCGAAAGTCACTCAGGACGAGGAGATAGTTAAATGGCGTTATGCACTGGAGACATCAGAAAAGAGCTTGGAAGTGACCTGTTGAGGGCCATTGAGCGCGTTATCAATGATAATGCCGGTAAGCATGATGATTACTATATTCTCATCCACAGCGACTGGGAGGGCCGCGGCGCTCTCAAAACAAAACTGATATTGATGAAAGAGCGTCCCCCGGCCATGCTGGGAACGCTTTGTGTATATGTCAATAATCGTAAAGGGACCGCCGAAATGCTTCATGCTCTGCCGCTGGATATTCCTACGGACCACGTCGAAATGTCCGATCAGGCCAGCGAGGGTGTGTTCAATTCGGCAGTTGACAATAACAGTCCAATATTGTTGACAATAACAGTCCAATGTTAAATTAACCGCGATGCGGGCTTTTAGGCGTTACAGCCGGAATCGCCGACCGGCAAAAGGTTGAAGCCGAACCATTAGTCGCAAGTGAACAGGAGTAAAGTTATGGATGGACAAGTAACAAACCATGAAACGGGCGTAGAACAGGTTCCCGCCGCCGGGGGACAAGTCAATCTAAATCAAGACGTAACGACACCGCAGGCCGATTTGCAGGGCAATCAACAGCCGCCGAAGGCTATCCCCTACGAGCGGTTTGCGGAGGTCAACAATAAGGTCAAGGAGCTGGAGCAGCAGGTTCAGCTTGCACAGCAGCAGATTGCCCTTTATCAGGCCAATATGCAGCAGCAGGCTCAACAGCCGCCGCAGCAGCTTCCTAACTTTTATGACGGTCTTGAAGATGATGACGTTATGACTGTTGCCGAGGCCAAGAAGGCGACCCAAGCAATGGTACAGCAGTTCAGCAGTGCGATCAACGAATTGCAGTTCCTTGTCCAGCATCCAGATTACCATCAATTGGTGGGTACACCTCAACAGTTAGGGGAACCCTTAAAACAGGCAATTTTGAAAAACCCTCAGATAATGATGGAAATCCGCCAAAGCCCGAATCCCATGCTGACTGCCTATAACTATGCGAAAATGGCTCAAGCGGTCATGAACAATCAGCAAGCACAGCAGCAGATTAACCCTGCTGCTGCCGCCGCAATTCAGGCCGCAACCCGGCCCGGATCGGCAAGTATGGTTGCAAATGGAGGCGCATTCAATGCAGCCAGCCGGTTTGCTGCCATGTCAGATGAGGAATTCGCAAGGTTTGAGGCGGAGATTCTGTCAAGAGGGTAGAAAGGATAGTTACCTATGGCTGACAATTTAACAACTACTACTCAGGTGGATTCCGGCATAGAAGTTTACTATGACCGTGTATTACTGAAAAATGCAAGACCGAAGCTTGTGCACACCAAGTTTGCACAGAAAAAATCCCTGCCGAAGGGCAACAGCAAGACCGTGAAGTTCCGCCGCTATGCGGCTCTGTCAACTGCAACCACGCAGTTAGCTGAAGGTGTCACGCCTACCGGGCAGCGGCTCAGCAAGGTTGATTTGCTGGCAACCGTCGCACAGTACGGCGATTTCGTTCACATCACCGACGTTGTCGATATGACCAATGCCGATCCTGTGCTGACTGTTGCCGCGCAGGAATTAGGCGACCAGATGGGCCGGACGATTGATGAGATCGTTCGTGATATTCTGGTTGCTTGTGCATCGAGCACAACGGCTTCCAACGGCACAGGCACAGCCACGAAGCTCAACAAGACGGACATTGACGCCGTGGTTCAAACGCTTCTGAGCAATGACGCCTCGATGATTACCGAGCTTATCAAGGCCGGAACCGGTCAGGGTACATCGCCCATTCGCCCTGCTTACTGGGGTATTCTCCACACGGAATTGATCGACGATCTGGAGGCCGTCAGTGGGTTTAAGAGTACGGCCAACTATCCGGCCCAGACCAATGTGGATGAGGCCGAATGGGGTTCGACCGGCAACGTTCGCTGGTTGGCGTCTTCCGTAGCCCACAAGGACGGCTCTGCCACTGATCCATTTGCCGCAGGTAATTATTACTATCTGCCGATATTCGGCAAAAATGCCTACGGCATCGTTGATCTGGAGGGCGGTAACGCCAAGAATATCATCAAAGGCTTTGGTTCTGGCGGTACGAGTGATCCTCTCAATCAGCGGGCGACGAGCGGTTGGAAAGTTATGTTCACGGCCCGCATATTGAACGACAACTTCATTCACGTTTTGAAAGTTACACACAGCTAAAAAAGAAAGGAAATACCGATGAAAAAAGTAAGCGGACGTTTTATCGCGGATGGGGCCGCAATCAATGTGAATATCGGCTTCGTACCGGACTATGTAAAGCTCATCGGCGGCCTGGATAACACCAATCCAGTCATTTATGAGTTTTTCAAGGACTTGAGCGGCGAGAATGGGCAGTATGGCATCCAGATTGCCGGATCGCATACAGGTGATGACGGTGGTACGGAAGCCATTATCACCAAATTGGCCGGGACAAATGCGCTCATCAAAGTGTACGAGGGCGGCAAAAAGGTCAAGGTCAAAATACCCGCTCCCGATGGCAATGGCTTCGCAAATGCTGAAGTATCGGATTTTGTTGCCGGTGCTGCACAGCCCACAGCCAGAAGCACAACGGCAGTTGGAACGGTTGTACGTCCGAGCACGCATAACGGCTTTGTGTATGAATGTACGGCCTCGGCGGGCGTTTTGGGGACTGAACCTGTATGGCCCACAACCCCCGGCGAAAGCGTATCGGATGGAACTAACACGTGGCTTTGCCGCCGTGAGGATGTCGTGTTTGAAAAGGCTGCTGGTTTTACCATTGGTGCAGACCTGTCAACGGACGGCGATGAGTGGATTTATGTTGCCGAGCAGCACGACAAGGTCGTCAATCACGGCGATGCCGCTGCGGCAGACCCGATTTAACATTAACCGAGGAGATAAAACATGGCAAGAAAGTCAATTGAAGAAGTCAAAAGGGAGCTTGATGCTCTGAATATCAAGTATGCGGATGATATGCCGTATGCGAAGCTGTGCGAACTTCTGAATGCAGCGGTAAAGCCGCCTGTAGAGACTTTTGATGAGGAGGCCATTCGGCATGAAGCCGAACGAAAGGCCCGCATTGAGGCGGAAGCCAAGGCAAAAGTAGAAGCCGAAATGAAGGCTCAAAATGCCGTAAGCGGACGTAAACTTTCGCCTGAAGAAATCGCTGTTAAGAATGATCCGCTGATTGAGGTGCGGTTTACGAACATCGAATCGCCCGGCGTGGCGCTGTCGTTCACGTACGGCGGCAAGAGGTTTGAGCTTGATGACGGCCAAGTCGTCAAACTGCCGGTTTGCGTAGTCAACCACCTCAACAATCTCAGGATTCCGGTTCGCAAGTATGACGAAAACGCTCCGTCAGGCCAGCAGATAGCTGTTACCGGTACGCGCAACCGGTTTAGCTGCCAGCCTGTCAATCTGAAGGTCGGTTAAAACGAAAGGAACGATAGTATGAAGACATCAACAATTCTTATTGTGATGCTTCTTGTATCACTGGGGTTTGAAGGCTCTGTATCTGGCCCGGAACAGATCTCCTATGACACAGTAAGCAATCCTGTTCAGCTTGAACGGTTCTTGCGTAATCCGCTTTGGCCGGGGCCGTGCTACTTCGACAGCGACGTTGTGTTTAATGGTCTAACTGCCAGCAAGCCGCTTTTTCTTGATGCACAGAAAAAATTAACCAATACCGGTACTATCGCAACGGCTAATATTGCCAGTGGTGCTGTTACGGCTGATAAGTTATGGAAAACAGTCGGATTTATTCCCGATGCCAATGTTGTTGTTGACGCTAACGAACTTGTAATACCTGTTACTCATTCATTGGTACAAAAGACTACAGGCGGTCAAGCTGAAGCATTAACGCTTGCTGATGGAACCCCCGGCCAGATACTTTCCATTGTTCTCGTTACAGACGGTACTGGTGACGGGACGCTTACGCCAACAACTTGTACAGGCTTTGCAACAATTGTTTTTGCAGATGCCGGAGATCAGGCAAGTTTACTATATGTCAATGATACGATAGGCTGGATTATCTTAGGCACTTCCGGAGTATCAGGCCCGCCATCGGTAACTCAGCCATAGGTAAATCATGAACTGGACATTAGCACAATTACGGGCAAAGGTCAGGGAACTTACGGGTCAGCGTTCTACTTCGCAGCTGTCGGATGCGGACCTGACGGATAAGATCAATGACTTTTACTGCAACGTCTTCCCGGATGAGATTGAACTGCCGGAACTGAAGGGGTTCTACTCCTTCAGTACGGTTCAGGGCGATGGGGAATATGCTCTTCCGTCAACGGTTTTGCGGATCAAGAAACCGATTACCATTGACGACGGGGACGGCGATGCGGTTGCCCGGCTGGGTTTCTGGAATGATGAGAATGCGTTCTTCACGGAATACCCGGACGATGCCAGTGCCGGTCAGAATGCCCCTCTGGATTTGCTTCAGTATGGCTCAAAATTGTACCTGCGACCTATTCCGGATGGTGTGTATACTGTCAAAGCTGCCGCAGTCCAGCGGCCAGCCGCTCTTGTGGAAGGTACGGATACCGTCATCAATCCGAAGTGGGGGCCAGCAATAGCTTATGGGACAGCAATTCAGATGTTTATCGACCAAAAGGACAGTGCCGGGGCCGATGAATTGACTGGTATTTATCAAGTCCATCTAAATTCAATCGGCAGGAAGCATTTACAGCAACTATCGGCCTTACGTTCCGTGCCGAGCTTTTAAGAAAGGAAGGCAATAAATGCTGAGAGCGTTTATTTTGATATACCTTTTGGTATTTATTGGGCCTTACGCTTATGCCGAAGACCCGAATCAACCGACTGACCCCAATATCCCCACGCTGGAGCATGTACAGTTCTGTCTGGACTGCATTCCGGATATTGTTAAGGAGTGTAAGGCCGGTACGCTGTCCTTAGAGCACCCATGCGTGCCTGATACTGTTTCTTTGTACCCTGACCCTAACGACCCGAACAGCCTGGGCGAAATGACGCAATCACAGCATATTGCAATTCATGCTATTTTTGCCATCTTTTCAGACCTGAGAATGTTGTGTGATCGAAGCGAAATCAGCGATGACACGAAACAATTTATTCAAGAGCAGGCCATTGTCCGGGTTGTTTTCCCTGCCATCATAGCCGTTTTGGAGACGAGACGATGAAACTAAACTGGTTATTATTCCTTAGTGCCTTCAGTCTGCCATGTCTGGCGATACCGGGCGACCTGAATGCCGATGAAGGGGTAGATTTTGCTGATTTTGCTATTCTGGCAAGTGGCTGGCAAACAACCTATGATGTCGATGACCTTTCGATGATGGCGGATAATTGGTTATATGGCCGTGAAGCCGTGAACGCCGCTCCTACGATTGATTTAGATAGTATTCCGGCCCCCAATGCCGTTGCCTATGATGACTGCTACATTACTTTGGTCGGAAGCGATAAGGATGGTCCAGCGGATAAATTAGCCTACGTCATAACGCAACTGCCTGCTACCGGTAATCTCTACGATATGGCCGAATGGGAAACGGGTTGGATTACGTCGGCAAGACTGCCTTATCAGATTGGGAATTTCAACAATCAAATAGTTTATCGCGGCTTTGTAGCAACAACTGAAAGCTTCAAATACAAGGTTTTTGACGGAGAGCTTTACAGCGAGGAAGCGACGGTAAACATTACTGTAAGCCCGGCCAGTGCCGATAGTCTGTGCTTTGACGGGTCCAGTCTGGTTACGATTCCGGATGTGGACGACGTTCTCGATATAGTCGATGGTCGTGGGATAGCATGGTTTTTCCGGACAACACAATCAAATGGAGGATTACTCTCAAAACGAAATGCAAGCGGAGGCTACGAGGTTCGTCTTGAAAACGGACGGTTAAGGGTTTGCCTGTATGATTCAAGCGGGCCGGTTGGCTGTTACGGAAGGATTGATAATTATCGGGTTGATACGGGAAGATGGTACATTGGGGCATTTGCATACAATGCCGGAAATATGTGCGTTATTATCGCCGGGATTGAGGACGGAGACACTTGGTATATGCAAAATGATTATACCGGTGTCCCAACAGGTCCTTATACAAATACTGCTGATTTATATGTAGGTAAGGCAACTGGATTCAACAATTTTATAGGAGAGTTTGACCGGCTTAGGTTTTATTCAGGCTGCACAGGCGGTGGGCTGGACCTTCGATTTACAATTGTTACTTCGCCCAAAATAGAAGCCAGAACTGATCCTGATAGCCCTACAGGGTTTTCAGGCCCAATTGAACCGGATGTTCGCTTCATGTTCGATGAAGGCACAGGCAGTACATTGACGGATGATAGGGGCGGCCTGGAGGCCACCGCCACGGGTATAGAGTGGCTGCCTGCCAAAGGTAACGAACCAGTCCCGGTTAATCCGCTTACCGATAAAGGATACTGGTTCAAAAAGTATAAGCGGCCCTACGACCAACCTTATAAGTGGCAAATGGACAATATTATTGACAGTCGAACACGCTATTGAAGAAAGGATAGAGACCTATGACAAGAGGACTTCTAATCGGTTTTGCCGGATGCCTGCTGGCAATGTTGGCTGTTGGAGCGGTCTCCTACACCGTCACCAATACGATTCATTCACCCTATCACCTGTTGCGGTCTGAGGGTAATGAGGATGCGAATACTATTGATTTGACCACCGCAGGCGATTTTGACAGTAAACCGGCAGGCGCAAAGAAACTTGTTTCCAGCGGAGAGGCCGGACCGGTTAATGCCATTCAATTTATTTTTTGCGGCGGACCGGCTCCGGATAAGACGTTCTCCTGGACGATCTACGCATGGCGTCGGAATAACGGTCCGTGTGAGTTGATTGCCTTTGGTACGGCGACGCTGGGGACGCAAGCCGTCGTTAAATATCCTCATAACAAGGCCGCGGCGACAAACAAATATTGGGCGGATACCTTGAATGTCTCTTTTCAGGGGTCGTTAAAGACATTTTCGCTGGCCGATGCAGCAGGCAACAATCATGTTGCTAAGCTGTACGGCGATTTGTGCGGTTATGAATGGGTGTATGTTGAAATAACCGATGCAGACGGTTCAACAGGCACAGAAGCGGGCAATGTCAGTGTTTACTACTCTTATTTCTGATGGAGGTGAATCATGGCTTGGGATCAAGGCGTACCTGCTGCCGGGGAAAAGGCACGATATATTGATGACAAAATACGCTCCAACAATGAAGCGATTGAAGCGGCTGTTGGATTTGGTCACGATTTCGCAACCGGCTCTACGCAAACAGGTGAACATAATGACGGATCGGCCAAGATTTACGCCGGAGATACCGCCCCGACTACTAAAGAGGATGGAATAACGGTCTTGAATGCGGATGATGTCGGCAAGCGGCTTTGGCTGGATACTTCGGTAACCCCTAATGTCTTGAAAGTCCTCACGGCTATCGGTACACCGAATACGTGGACGGCAACGGGCTCGCTTTCCGGCTTATTGGATGAAGACGATCTGGCCAGTAATTCTGATGTTTTACCGCCAACCCAGCAGAGTATTAAGGCGTACGTCGATACTCTGGTTAACGGCTTGGACGCTGAAAACATTAAAAAAGACGGTTCTGTAGCCTTTACTGGTAACCAGAGCATGGGTTCTAATCAACTGACTGATTTACCAGACCCATCTTCTGATAATGATGCGGCAAGAAAGAAATATGTTGACGGCAAGATTGATGCGATGCTTGTTGTCGCACATGATTATACATTACTGTGTGGTTCTTCTGGTGATTACACGACCACGTTATCTACTCGCAGCGTAAGCGTTACCAAGGGGAAGCAATACCTGATTTTGGTAAGCGGCTCAGTAGCAACTTCTAATGACAGGCCGCAAATTGCGCTGTTTGTGGATGGCACATTAAAGGCGGATATAGAAGTCGGGGCCTCCAATAACCATAACCACACAGGCAAGGGCTTCTTTCTGCAAAACATATATACAGCGACCTCTACTGGCAGCATAAATGTCCAGATTAAAGCAGACGCTGCGGTGTCATTGCGTTCTGTGCAAGTACTTGTGATACAGATTAAATAACATCGGAAAGTATCACCAGGCCTGTTAAACAGTAGGAGATTGAGGGCAATAGCATGAGTTATCAGGCTTACCCTATATACAATTTGTCAGCGGGTAAAGTTACGGCAAGAGACCCGTGGCTTTTGCCAAAGGACGCTTTCGAGACGCTTATCAATTGCCATTTGCGGCGTGGGGTCTTGGAAAAGCGGAAGGGCTATACCCAATTCGGGCAGTTTGTGCATACGGATACGGCAACCGACACTGATTCTAACCCAAGCAATGCCATCATGGGCATCTATAATCATTATCAGGACGATGTTGAGACTATGCTTGCAATGGATACGGTTAGGATCAATAAATACAATAGCAGTGCGAAAGCCTTTGAAGATTTAACACGGATGAAAATTCACGTGAAGTCAGGGGGCGGCCAGAATCATTTACCATCTGCCGGTGATGTCATAGAAGGCGTTACAAGCGGTGCTTATGCCACTGTTGAAGCGGTTATTACCGATCATGGTGATTTTGTTGCGGGTACGGCTGATGGTACGATTATCCTTAAAAATACGACTGTCAACGGCTCTTTTCAAGATGGAGAAACATTAAGAGATAAAAACAATGTAACGGATATTTTCGGTGTTGCTGATGGAGCGGCTTCGGAGCAGGAATTTACGGGAGAGGATAATAACTTTTTCTGGCTGGAGTGCTGGAATAATGTCAGTTATATAACTAATGGGAAAGACCAGATTCAAAAGTACACCGGTTCGGGCTTGAGCCGTCTTTACATTGATTTGGATGTTGAGGGCGGGCCGGATAACGATGTCAATACCTGCCTGCTTATTTTCTCTTATAAGGGACGATTAGTTCTATTGCAAACGACAGAACGGGGCGAACCATGCTATCAGCGGGCAAGATGGTGTCAGATCAATAATCCCGGTATCTGGAAAGAAGCCGATTATGTGGACGCTCCAACTGAAGACTGGATCATGGCCGCTGATTTCATCGGTGAAGATTTGGTTGTATTCTTTGAGCGTTCGATTTGGAAGCTCACCTATACCGGCGATGCTGATTTGCCTTTCAGGTGGGAAAAGATTGTCGCCACTGAAGGCTGTTATGCCACTTATTCACTGGTATCCTTCAGTGACGAACTGGTTGGCGTTGGCCCCACGCGATTGATTGGAACGGATGGCAGGGATGCTTATGGAATAGATGATAAAATCCCGGATGAAATGCTCAACTGGAACCAACTGGCTGTTGATTACTGCTATGGATTGGTATTGGAAGAGGAAAGCCAGACATGGACTTCCTTCGTTCCGGCAGGCGAAGAGAAGCCAAATCGGGTGCTTGTCAATAATTATGAAGATGACAATTGGTCTGTTTATAAACTTCCGGTCCATACGATGGGATATTCGTCGTTGGATAGCGACATTGTTCTGGATGATATTGACGAATCTATTGCACTGGACGACATTGATTATTCCTTTGATGATAAGGAGCTTCAGGCGGGCTATCCGACGACTCTGATGGGCGGTCGGGATGGTATTATTTACCAGCTTAATAATGGCGGTACAGACAACGGAGAACCGATAGAATTTGAGGCCGTCAGCGGACGTTGGAATCCGTATGTCGAAGAGGGCCATAAGGCCCGGCTGGGGTGGATTGACTTCCTCGTCGATGCCGACGAAGCGGTATCGTTTGACGTGTCGCTTTACCTTGATACCGATACAGCACCTTACAATGTTGTTACCGTAACCTGTGAACCGGATAGCAGTTTGGATTCAGGAAAGACTTGGAAGAGGGTCTTTTGCGGGGCAGTCGGTAAATTCCACCGTATCAAGATTTCAAATAGTGCAGCAAACAACAGGCCAAGATTGCACGCCATCGTACCCTACTTTGACAAAGCAGGAAGGCTATTTTAATGGAACTGTTAAAGCAATCTGAAAGGTTTACAACCTGCAAGGAAGAAGGAAGCCTGAAAGAAACGGTTTCAGGCATCGTAACTTGTTTGCGTAAGCTGATTTTCTGGCTTGAAAACATCTACGGCGAAATAGCAAAAAGGGTTAATTGGAATGTCGGCAGGCTGAATAAAGGCGATGGAATTTCCGACACGTTTACCACAACGGACGGCAAAACAATAACTGTTGAAAACGGCGTAATTACTAAAATTGAATAAATTAGTATGAAATTAGTATTTTGTAGCAATTCCGGCGAATCGCTCCCGATAGCCTACCGCTTGCGTCAGGAAGGTACGGATGCCTCGGTTTATCTGCATTGTCCGGCGTATCGCAATAATTATGAGGGGCTGGTTCCCAAACTGAATCTGTTGCAGCTAAAGCGTGCCGTTAAACAAGCGGATTGTGTGGTTTTCGATATTACAAGGCCCAATGAAAAGACTAAGCAGGACGTTGCTCTATTGAAGATGTTCGGGTTAAAAACATCATCTCCGTCAGTGTTTGGCCCTGTTGCCGATAAGCTGCGTAAATCAGTAAAGGTTATTGGCTGTTCTACGGTTTGTGAAGATATTGAACTTGGCCGGGCTAAAGGCGTTGAACTGGCCGAAAGGATGGGCTTTTCGATTCCTGAAACTCACAGCTTCAAAACGCTTTCTGATGGTATTAAATTCTTAAAGTCCAGCAAAGCCCTTTGGGTTTTCAAGCCCGAAGATAATCAGGACTTGGATTTGACGTATGTTGAAAAATTCCC